CAAGGGTTCCATCGTACTGGAGAACGGCTCCAAGATTCTTGCATCCGCCACATCATCGTCTGCGGTGCGTGGTGGATCGTTCAACTACATCTTCCTTGACGAGTTTGCGTATGTGCCGCAGAATGTTGCGGAAGAGTTTTTCTCGTCCGTGTATCCCACCATCACCAGCGGTCAAAGCACGAAGGTCACGATCATTTCAACGCCGAAGGGTTTGAATATGTTCTACCGCTTTTGGGTGAATGCGAACAAGAAGCCAGGCGAAGAGGGCAAGAATGAATATGTGCCGATGGAGGTGCATTGGAGCGATGTGCCTGGTCGTGATGATGCGTGGAAAAAGCAGACCATCGCAAACACCTCCGAGGAGCAGTTCCGCACGGAGTTTGAGTGCGAGTTTCTTGGCTCCATGCACACTCTTGTGCATCCTGAAAAACTCAAGTGCATGGTGTATCGCACTCCTGAATACTGGAACGGTGAGGGGCTGCGGGTGTATCAGAAGCCCGTCCCCGACCACAAATATGTGATAGTGGTGGACACGGCGCGGGGACAGGGACTGGACTACCACGCATTCTCGGTGGTGGATGTGACCTGCATACCGTATCGGGTGGTGGCTACATTCAGAAATAACGAGATGCCGCCCATGTTGTATCCCAATGCCATCTACCCCATCTGCCGACAGTACAACAATGCGTACTGTCTGGTAGAGGTAAACGACATCGGGGGTCAGGTAGCCGACATTCTGCACGATGAACTGGAGTACGACAATATCATCTATGTGTCCACTCAAGGACGCAAGGGACAGGTGGTGAACGGCGGATTCGGCGGCAAGGGTGGAGCCATGAAGGGCGTAAAGACCTCTACTGCGGTGAAGCGCATCGGCTGCTCCATCCTGAAGAGCCTCATAGAAGACACCAAACTCATCGTGGAAGACTTCAACACGGTGGACGAGTTCTGCTCGTTTGTAGCCAAGGGTGACTCGTTTGAGGCAGAAGAAACTCACCATGACGATCTGGTGATGACTCTGGTGCTGTTTTCGTGGCTTACCACACAGGCATATTTCAAATCCATCACAGGCAGCGACATCCGCAAAGACCTGTACGAGGAGCAAATGAAGAATTTGGAAGAAGAGATGACCCCCTTTGGATTCGTGGATGACGGAAACGAGTACGAATCTTATACCGACAGGAGCGGAACCGCATGGAAAACGGGAAAGGGAGAAAACCTAGATATGGGGTGGAGTTTTTAATCCATTCGTGAACCCTTCAAAATAATACATACACAGAGAAGCGCAGTCATACAGGCATTGACTTCTTCACGAAGGAGAGACAAAAATGGCATTTAGAGTAAGCCCAGGCGTAAGCATCAAAGAAGTAGATCTGACCACAATCGTCCCTGCTGTAGCCACAACTCCAGGCGGGTTTGCTGGCTATTTCCATTGGGGACCAGTGGAGCAAATGGTGACTGTCACCAATGAAAAAGAATTGGCTGACATCTTTGGCAAGCCAACCAACACCAACTTTGTAGATTTCTACACTCCAGCAAACTTCCTGTCCTACGGGAACAACTGCCAAGTGGTTCGTGTTGTCGGTGCCGCTGCTGCAAACTCTCAGGCAACAAAAGCAGGAGCGACTGCTTATGCTTCCGTTACTTTCAACAACGAAGTTCAGTTCAACCAAGTTAATTCTAGTTACACCGATGTACAGTTTGCAGGAAAATATCCTGGAGTCAGGGGTAATTCCATCAAGGTTGTTCTTACAACAGGAACTGGAATTTGTGGTGGGCAGACTCTCGCGGCTGCTGCTCTGCTTGGAGCAACATTCATTAATATGCAACTCAATAGCATATCAGATCCGCGCTATCTGGCTGTTGGTGATGACATCATTTTCCACGATGGAACCACGGTAACAATTAGTGGTGTTCAGAAAGCAAATTCGGGTGCAAATCCCACTGCAACTATGCAGCCAGTGTTCGGAGATTTCTTTGGTGTTACGAGTGGAATGTCTGGCGTTGGAGCGGGAACTGCGGTTCGTCTGGTTATTGATGGTTATCTTCCAGTTGCTCAACCAGTCGGAATGACATTCTCCATCAAGAGCCGTTACGCCAAACTCGTTTCTACGAACTCTCAGACAACCGCAAATGTTGCTGACAGCGGCGGTGCGAATGATCTGATCAATGTGCTTGTTCTTGACCGAGACGGGTCTTGGACTGGAACACAGAACCAAGTTCTCGAAAAGTTTGAAGCCCTGTCTCGTGCAACAGATGCAACAAAGACCGATGGTGGAAGCAACTACTATAAAACAGTTCTGAACGAGCAGTCTAATTATGTTTGGGCTGTTAGTGCGGATGTGAACGACAATATTGGTGGAAATAAGACCAGGGCAGGTTGGACTTTGCCAGGAATTGGACTATCGACTGCTTCGGCAGTTGGTCACCTTGTGTCTAGCATTGGCTTGACTGGTGGCGTAGATGCGACTCCAGACAACGCTCGTCGTTGGCAGAAGGGTTGGAGTATGTTTGCTGATTCTGACGGAGTAGATGTTTCTCTTCTTCCGCTCGGTGATGCAGACGAAGTTCTTTCGGCTCTCGTCATTCAGAATGTGTGCGAACGCCGTCTTGACTGCATGGCATTTGCTTCTCCCAAGAAGACAAATGTTGAAAACAAGATGCCCTATGAAGCACTGAACGAGATCAAGAACTATCGCAACAACAGTCTGAACATCAACTCGTCCTACGCAGTTCTTGACAGCGGTTGGAAGTATCAGTTGGACACATACAACAACATCGTTCGCGCTCTGCCTCTCAACGGAGACATTGCTGGTCTGGTTGCTCGCACAGAGTTTACCAATGACGCTTGGTTCTCGCCTGCGGGATACAATCGTGGTCAGATCAAGAATGTTGTCAAACTTCTGTACAATCCCTCGGCAGAGGCTCACCGTGACGAACTGTATACTGCTCAGGTAAATCCAGTGGTATCTTTCCCAGGTGACGGAGTAATCCTGTTTGGTGACAAGACCATGCAGACTCGTCCGAGTTCGTTTGACCGCATCAATGTTCGTCGTCTGTTCATCGTGCTTGAGAAGGCGATTGCAACAGCCGCCAAGTTCTTCTTGTTCGAGCAGAACGATGCGTTCACTCGCGCTCAGTTCAAGAACCTTGTTGTTCCGTTCCTCAAGACGGTTCAACAGCGGAGAGGCATCACGGACTTCAAGGTGGTGTGCGACGAAACCAACAACACAGGTGAAGTAATTGATCGCAACGAGTTTGTGGCGGATATCTTTGTGAAGCCCACTCGCAGCATCAACTTCATCCAGTTGAACTTTGTTGCCACAAAGACAGGCGTAAACTTCAGCGAAGTCGGTGGCTGATCGTCTAAATAAGACTAAGGAGTAATCCATGCCAGTAGATCCTACAAACAATATTTCAGGATTTGTAAACGCCTTCGCTGGCGGTGGTGTACGCACGAATCTGTTCATGGTCACGGGAAACATCCCTGGCTATTCAAACAATCGTGCCATCTCGTTCCTGTGCAAGGCTGCACAGATTCCCGCTTCCTCGCTAGGAACTGTTGAAGTTCCCTATCGTGGTCGCCGCATCAAGTTGCCTGGTGATCGCACATTCCAAGACTGGACGATCACCGTTATCTCTGATGCAAATCTCAGTCTTCGTTCAGGTTTTGAGTATTGGAGTTCAATCTTCAATTCCCATGTTGGAAATGTTGCATCAAACAACTTCATGCAGTTCATGCCCACATGGTCGGTGACGCAACTTTTCCGTGATGGCGAACCAATGCGTACCTACAACTTCATCGGTTGCTTCCCGAGTGAAGTGGGTGCTATTGATCTCTCATATGAGAACAACGACAGCATTGCCGAGTTCCCCGTTACACTGAATTATTCTTGGTGGGAAGCCGCTCCTGGAGCCGCTGTTCCTGCCACTGGAACTGGTCAGGAGAATATCCAAGCCTTGTTGCAGCAGGCTGGCATCAATATTGGTTCGGGCTTCTAAGCCCATTTTTGACAGGATTCTTTATTCATGGCAATCAATCTATTTGGATTTTCTATTGGAAGGAAGGAGACTTCTTCGGAAGAATCGAAGAAGTCTCTATCCTTTGTTGCACCAGAGTATGATGATGGTGCTGTTCCGATAGAAGTTGGTGGTTATTTTGGAGCAGTAATAGATTTTGATGGAACGATAAAATCAGATATTGATCTGATGAAGAAGTATCGTGACATGGCTCTTCATCCCGAGGTGGAGTCGGCAATCGCTGATATTTGTAATGAAGCGATTGTGTACGATGATACCTTTACCACAGTAAAGATAGACACCACAAATTTAAAGCAGTCCAAATCAATCAAGGACAAGATTGAGTCTGAATTTGAAGAGGTGCTTGGTCTTCTGGATTTTTCGCGGCGTGGTTATGAGATTTTTAGAAAGTGGTACATCGACAGTCGTTTGTACTATCACATTATAGTTGATGAGGGAAACAAGAAGCGTGGCATCAAAGAGTTGCGCCCTATTGATCCCACAAAAATTCGTAAAGTCAGGAAGATCACAAAAAAGCCACTAGAGAGAAATGCTCCTGCTGGTGTTCAAGTAGTAACATCGGTTGATGAGTTTTATATTTACAACGATCAAGAGCCTGCTTCATCGGCTCTTTCGATGCAGGGGCTGAAAATAAATCCTGATGCCATCTGCTTTGTCCATAGCGGACTGTTTGACGGCTACAACAAGA